CTGTTGATGGGTCAGACGATGGTACCGACCCATATCCTTAACGCGCCATTGTATCAACAGGCACTGAACGTCCAGGCTGACCTCATGATGAACGCGAGAAGTGAAAAGGTACGTAGTGATGCTGCAGCCAATCTATTGGCTACCTTGAAGCCACCAGAGACGAAAAAGATCGAATTGGATTTGGGTGTNAAAGAAGATCAGACGATTCAGCAACTCAGGGAGACAACCATGGAACTGGCACGGCAGCAACGACGGATGATTGAAAGTGGTGTTGCATCAGCTCGTAGTATTGCTGAATCAAAATTGATTACCGAGGTAGCACAGGCTGTTAATGGATGATGCACTGGTAAAAGATCTGACGCCGTATATTAAACAGACTGTTATTGAATGGCTCAATGCAGTCGATTACAGTGAAGATCTCTATTATATTCCTGATTCCTTCGCTTTGGAATTTATTAACTTTATTAAGTTGGTAAATGGGGCAGAGGGAGAAGAGAATACCTCTCCGGTTATCCATCTTCGTATGTTGGATAACATCCATGGCCCTGATCAAAAAATTATTAATATGTGTTTCCGTGGTTCAGCCAAAACGACCGTCATGGCTGAATATCTGTTTTTGTATATTGGGGTTCATGGTGAGATTCCTGGTTTTGGTAAAGTGAACCTGGCAATCTATGTATCCGACAGTATTGAAAACGGTATCAAGAATATGCGGAAGAACTTGGAGTATCGGTGGGAGAATAGTGAATTTCTCCGGACGTATATCCCGACTACCAAGTTTACTGATATCCGCTGGGAGTTTGTGAATGCTGACGGCGGGAAGTTTATTGTAAAAGGTTATGGCGCCCAAACAGGAGTCCGTGGTGCCAAGGAAATGGGAGTACGTCCACAATTGGCAATCCTGGATGACTTGATTTCAGATGAAGATGCGCGTTCTGATACGGTTATTAAATCAGTGGAAGATACCGTTAATAAAGCTGTTAACTTTGCTCTCCACCCTACCCGATCCAAAATCATCTGGTCAGGGACTCCCTTTAATGCACGGGATCCATTATATAAAGCTGTTGAATCCGGAGCCTGGAAGATCAATGTCTTTCCTGTCTGTAACCAATATCCCTGTACCGAAGCTGATTTCAGGGGAGCATGGCCTGATCGTTTCCCGTATTCCTATGTTAAAGCTCAGTATGATTTTGCTAAGGCACAAGGGAAGGTCGCTGACTTTAACCAAGAATTGATGCTGCGAATTATGAGTGAAGATGATCGATTGATTCTGGATAGTGAAATACTTTGGTACAACCGATCGAAGCTGCTGGCAAACAAGAGTCGATTTAATTTCTATATTACGACAGACTTTGCTACCAGTGATAAACAATCTGCTGACTTTTCTGTTATTGCAGTCTGGGCATTGAACAGTAAGGGTTTCTGGTTCCTGGTGGATGGGATCTGTAAACGTCAGACCATGGATAAGAATATCAATGATCTGTTCCGTTTGGCTCAACTTTACAGCCCACAAGCAGTGGGTATTGAAATCTCTGGACAGCAGGGAGGCTTTATCCCCTGGATTCAGGGACAGATGATGGATCGCAATACCTGGTTTACTATTGCCAGTGATAAGACGGGTAATGAGCCAGGGATCAGACCCAACACCAATAAAATGGTGCGCTTCAATATTGTTGTTCCCTGGTTTAAATCTCACATTATGTTCTTTCCTAGTGAAATGAAAGAAACAGCTTTTATTCAGGAATGTATTGCTGAATTACAATTAGTATCTCCTGGTGGCTTTAAATCAAAGAATGATGACTGTCTGGATGTTATCTCTATGTTGGGTTCATTAACTGTATGGCGACCATCGGAAGCTACGACTTTAAGTAAAACAAAAGAAGATATGTGGGAGATCGATGAAGAACAACTTGACGTAAATAAATTAAATTCGTATGTTGTTTAATAAAATTAATTCTTAATTATAAAAAGGATATCTATGATCCCTCTTAAAGATATATTTTCTTTATTGGCTACAGGGGAGTTTTCAAACCTTGCGATAGGTAAAGATCATAGAGGGAATATTGATGAAGCAGAATATGGAAAGATTATCAGGCACATTAATTTAGCTGTTATTGAAATATATAAACGCTTTAAATTTCTTGAAGATGAAGTCATCCTCCACGCCTTTCCCTCCATTTCTAAATACTACCTCCGTCCTTCCTATATGGTTTCTGCTGATAGGATTAATGAACGTACTTATATTGAACGTATCGGAGATTATAATTCTATTAACATTATTGAAATAAAAGATATTTATGATGAACAGGAAAAGAAAGTTACTTTAAATAATCGTTTCTGTGTTCCTTATATAAAACAATTATCAGATGATACATTAAAGATAACTGGTTTAAGTAAACGAACAAAATTCTCTGTTGTATTTCAAGCGTATCCTCAGCTTATTATTCTTAACGATAGTTTTAATCTTGATATTTATCATTTAAATATTCCAACAACTATTGTTGAAGCTATTCTTTATTATGTAGCTGCGCGGGTTTATAAACCAATTGGTGCAAATAACTCAACAGAAGGTGCAGACAAAAGCAGTAGCTACGATCACAAATATGAATTGTCCTGCCAGAAGATTGAACATTATGGTTTGGATATTGATGATGATAATAAAGATATCAATAAATTCCATAAACAAGGCTGGGTATAATCTATGATCCCTTCAAAACTTGATCTGCTGGTTTGGCGTGGTACCTCCTTTGAATTGGAATTAATCTCTCAAGTCAGAAATTATCTGTACGATCCTGCTGTTCATACCGGTGCAGCGGATCGGAAAAGAACCCACGCAGAGAATCTGGATTATTATGGTTTTGAGTGGGAATACGTTGATTTTGCGTCATTGTATGTTCGTGCTGAACTGGTGGTTGTAAAACCATGGCAGCAAGATATGGATGAATCCCGTGAACCTCTCCTGGAACTGTCAATAGAAAATGGGGGAATTGAGTTGACAGAGAGCAGCGTCAAGGTCGGTATTGGTGCAGATGAAACACAGGATATTATGTTTGATAAGGGTGTTTATAAACTGCGCCTCTTTACGGCTCAAGATAAAGTGGATGGTTTAATCTACGGGGAAATGAATGTTAAAGGTGAACGATAATACCCATCACGTTGTTGATACTTCTGCTACTACGGCACTTGTGCCTTCATATTTCTCCAAGCTTTATGTTGTTACCAATGATGTTTCGCAGGAAATTTTCCTTGAAGAAAAAATAGGTCAACTGTCTTTTCCTGCCCAACAGAAACTGGATACAAAGAGTCCGGAACAAGATTTGGGGTATGCAGGTTTGGTCGTTGTCCCGATCGAAGGTGGTGGTCGTGGGCCGATTATTAACTATGGTGAAACCATTACCCGTACCCTGTTATTCAGTTTACTGAACAATACCCTAACCAAAGATCAATTTGGCCCCGAGCTATTAGCATATCTGGATCGTATTCCTTACGGTATGCCAAATACCAAAGATCAGCATGGTTACGCAACCCACAATGAGCTGATTACTTTGAATCATTACTGGGCAGGATATCCGCCCATCATTGAATTAAGTATCGCACCTGGTTCATTTATGCACGTCATTCATACCCAGGTAGGCATAGATCCGGACTGTATTACATATGTAGAGATACCAAAACAGGAAGCTATTTATGGTCATTCAGGTGTTATAAATGGACATCAGTTTATGATCAGGGCGGCTATTTTAGAAAAGGCTGACCCTAATACTAAATTCTTGAATTGGGTGCCTCCTGTTATTAAAGGGCCACCACTTACAGTATTGACAGCAGAATCTACTGTAACCAATACAACAGTTAATTGTATGGGTCTTCGTATTAAAGGGAAAGTTGGATTAACAAATAATTTAGCTTATGAAGTTTCTGGAGCTATGTATGCTCAAATGTCAGTAGATAATGGCCCCTGGGTAAATATTGCAGTTCTTCATTGGCACTTTAAAGAGAACAACAGTGAATATATTGAAGAGAAGTTCGATGAAATTTTAGTTTATAATCACACCAACCATCATTATAAATTTAGAGGACGTTTAGTAACTAATCCGAGTGATGAAGTTAATAGAGAATTGACAGGACATATTCATATAGATACAGTGACAGAGTTTGGTTCAGGAGAAGTATTATCTAATGACCTACTTATTAAGTGGGCATCGAAGGAAAAACTATGAACGAAGTTGAAGAAACTGAAGAACATCGTGAAATAGGTATAGAAGATAAAATGACTGATTGGGTCAATGAACCCACGATAGCTGATCTGAAACAAAATATAGATGATGCTTCCCTGGATCAGGATACCCATAAAGCAAATGTTGATCGTTGGTTAAAGAACCGTGCAGCTGAACGGACTAAACTCAAGAACCAATCTAATGTTGCTCCCAAACTTATTCGTAAACAGGCAGAGTGGAGATACTCTTCTCTGTCTGATCCTTTCCTTAGTACTCCAGATATTTTTAATGTCTATCCGGTAACAGCCGGTGATGTTAAACGCGCTCATCAGAATGAACTGGTACTGAACAATCAATTCAATACCAAACTGAATAAAGTAAAATTTATTGATGATTACGTCCGTGATGCAGTAGATATCGGTACGGTCATTGTCAAGGTAGGCTGGTTGTCTGTCGAAGAAGAGGTTACCCGTCAGGTACCTCAGTTTGAATATATGCCCGACAAAACAGGTCAACTGGCTGAATACTATATGCAGCTGCTGCAGTTGCGTATGGAAAATGCCGAAGAATATACTGATCATAGTACTCCAGGATTGGATCATGCATTGGATATATTCCAGGAAACTGGAGTGGCAATGTTTGCCCAGGAAGTGGGTAAAAAATCCGTTACACAAATAGAAGAAACCAAAAACCATCCTACCGTTGAAATTCCCATCAGCACCAATATTATTATTGATCCTTCGTGTGGAGGTGATCTTAGTAAAGCTTCTTTCGTTGGAGAAAAATTTGTTTCCAATTTGGCTACTCTTCAACGTGATGGAAAATATATCAACCTGGATAAAATTAAGATTGAAGGTGAAGCAAGTGTACTGGCTTCTCCTGATTATGATACGACCAAACCTGATCCTAGTAATTTTACCTTTAAGGATCGTCCCAGAAAGAAATTTGTGGTGTTCACCTACTGGGGTGAGTGGGATATTCATGGTGATGGAACAACCCATCAGATTGTCTGTTCCTGGGTTGGTGATGTCTGTATCCGGATGGAACTCAATCCCTTTCCTGATCGGCGTCCGCCTTTTGTATCAGCTGTCTATATGCCTGTCCGTGAATCTGTTTACGGTGAGCCTGACGGAGAGTTACTGAAAGATAACCAGGATATCATTGGTGCTGTTACCCGTGGTGCTATTGATCTGCTGGCTAAATCTGCCAATAGTCAAACCGGTATGCGTAAAGACATGCTGGATGTCACCAATAAACGGAAATTTAATAATGGCGAAGATTACGAATTCAAT